ATTTAAAGCTCTAAAAAAACATAGAGAAATAATCATTGATAGCAAAAAGTCTATTAAATATTCTCAATCTACAAAGGCAGTTATTCCAGAAAATTTAGAAGAAACTACAACAAAAGATATTTTTGTTAAAGAGGGTTTTAGCTTACACGTTATTAATACTACAAAAATTTTAGATTCTCATAATGATTTACACGTTGACGGTCTTTGGACTAAAACAGTAAAAGAGCAAAAAGGTAAAATTTACTTCTTAGCAGATCATAGTATGAGCGTTGGTTCTGTTATTGCTTATCCTAAAGATGTAAGTATGAAATTAATGACAACATCATTTAAGGATTTAGGGCTTGATGTTTCAGGGCAAACACAAGCTTTAGTTTTTGAGATTAACAAAGATAAAATTAGGCATTCAGAGGCAAAGCATATAATTGAAAATAAGATTGATATTGAGCATAGTATAAGAATGTCTTATGTTAAGATAGAACTTGCTATTAATAGTGATGAAGATGAAAATAAGGACGAAAAAAAGATCTGGGATAAATACTATCATCAAGTAGCAAATAAAGAAGCAGCAGATGAAAGGGGTTATATGTGGATAGTTAAAGAAGCTCGAATACACGAAGAGGGGTCAATGGTTTTAAGAGGCTCAAACCATATTACACCAATGATAAACTCTAAAGAAATTCCAGAAGAACAAGAAGAAAATGAAAATAAAAAAGAAAAAGGTTCAAATCCTTATCCTTTTTTAGTATAAATTTACTATTATTGTAGTCAGATTAGCCGTCATTTTAGACACTAATTAAAAATAGAGCCGTTAATTAAACGCTCTGCTTATAAAATTAATGTTTAACTAATCTTAAAAAAGATGAAAAAAGAAATGATGACTATCGCACTTTTTTTGGCTGCTAAATCAATAAGCCAAGAAGACTTCGATAAGATGACTGCTGAAGAAACTTCAAAAAGTCTACAACGAATTAAATGCTCATAATGTTGAAGCTTTCAAAGAGCTACAAGAAAATGGAGCTACTGCAAAAGAATTATCTGAAGCAGTTGAAAAAATGAACTCAGAGCAAAACGAAAAGACTTGAAAAAGTTATGTTAGCACTTGAAAGAGGAGCAGAGGCTTCAAAAGCTCAAGGACTTGTATTAGCTAAATTAATGAAAGGGGCTGGAGCTTCTGAGGGTCAAACTTTAAAAGAGTTCTTAACTAATAACAAAGAAGACTTACAAAAGATAGCTAAAAGAGCTACTTCTTCGGAGGTTGTTGTAAAAGCTGATGTTGTTATTGCAAGTATTGCAGATAATACTGGTGCTTATGAAGTTGCTGGAGTTGGTCAATTAGGGCATAAGCAATTAAATGCTACTAATGTATTTAGTATTATTCCTATTTCAGATAGCAATATGCGTTCAACAATCAAGTATTATGATTGGGATGAAGCTACAATTGCTAGAGCTGCTGCAATGGTTGCAGAGGGATCTGTATTTCCAGAGTCTACTGCTGCATGGAAAGAATATAATCTACCAGTTAGAAAAATTGGAGATACTTTACCAGTTACAGACGAATTTTTTGAAGATGAAGCAATGTTTGCTGGAGAACTACAAATGTTCTTAATGACAAATGTAGCTATCGAAATGGATAACCAAATCGTTAACGGAGATGGTACTGGTCAAAACTTAACTGGTTTAGTTACTTCTTCTCCAGCTTATACTCCAGTTGCTTCTGGTATTACAGATGCTTCAATTTATGATTTGATTGTTAAAGTTTCAGAAGATATTACTACTGATAGAGGTTCAAAATACGCTCCAGATGTTGTCTTTATGAATATCTCAGATATTAACAAAATGAAGTTGAAAAAAGACGCTAATAACAATTATATCTTACCTCCATTTGTTGATAGAGCTGGAGCTGTTGTTGATGGGGTTGTTGTTGTTGAAGACAATCATATTACTGCTAACACTTTCGTAATGGGAGATAGAAGATATGCTCGTTTATATCAAGCTGCTGGTTTAACAATCTCAAGAGGAGAAATTGACAAGCAATTTGTTGAGGATATGTCTACTTTAAAAGTAAGAAGAAGAACGGCTTTCTTAATTAGAGAAGTTGATAAAACTGGATGGAGAAAAGTTACTTCAATCTCAGCTGCTTTGACTACTTTAGCATCATAAGCTAATAAAGCAAATTAAAAAGAAAAGGGTGGGTTGTTGCCCATCCTTTTTTTATTATATTAATATAAATTTTATAAGATGGCAAAAAAAGTTTTATTCATTAAGGATTTTGCAAATAAGAAGAAAGACGAAGAGTTTGAATGTGATTCAATGTTAGCTTCTCAATTAGTAAACAATGATAAGGTTGCTGTTTATGTTGACAGTAAATCTGAAAAAGAAAAGGCTAAAAAGAAAAGCTCTAAAAAGTAACAATTAAAAAGATTGCAAAATGTCAATACTTAATATAACAGATTTTAATTCTGGAAGATATAAAATACCATTAAATCCAGAACAAAACACAGACCTACAAATACAAATTGATTACGTAGAAAATTATTATTTAAAGCGTTTATTTGGTATTGATTTGTACAATCTTTTTATTGCTGATTTAGCTTTGCCAGTTGTTGGAGAACCTACTGATCCAAGATTTGTAAAAGTATTCGATTCGTTTGATTATCAATATACAAATGATTGTATTTACACTTCTGAGGGTATAAAGGAAATGTTGAAAGGATTAACTTATTTTTATTATTTAAGAGACTTAAACAAGATAGTTACTACTGTTGGAACTACAATTGCAAAGTCTGCTAACTCTGAAAATGTATCTGCTTTATGGGCAAATGTAACGTCAAGATATAATGAAAGCGTTGATACTTTTAATGTTATACAATTATATATGAATAACTTTAATAGTGTTGATTATCCAGAGTTTGAGGGTAATGGAATATGTAAAGTAAATCAATTTTGATATGAGCAACTTAGTAGATGTAGTACAATCAATTATTAATCAAATCAGTTTAGATGTTGAGATTAATAATGTTGTTGATGATAAGCTTTATGTTTGTTCTTCAACGGCTCATTTGACTATAACAAAGATTGTTCAAATAAATGGATTAGATTATACAATTGTAGATTTTGAGTTTAATAATTGGATTCAAGTTACGCCTTTTGGACATTCTACACCAGTACCAATTGATACAAAAGTAGTTATTGCTCCAAGTATAACTTTTTTACATGGAGACCCTTATTCTACAAATGCCGAATATTTGCAACTTTCAACTCAAACTCTTGAGAAAACTCCTATAATATGGTTGTTAGAGAGTTATAATTTTCAAGATTTACCAAGGGATTCGTCTATTGATTTATCATTTGATGCAAGGCTATTCTTTTTAGATTGGTACAGTCAAAGATACTTGAACAAAGACCATAATAACAATGCTATTAAGCCAATGCAGAACTTGCAGAAAGCTTTTATTGATGTTATTAATAATGATTTTAACTTTAAGACCTTGGAAACAGTTTCAACTGTTGTAAGACCTCGTTTTGGTGTCCAAGTTAAAAGTGAGGGAAATGAACCACAACCAAAACAAAAGATAATTGACGAGGACTTAAGCGGAATAGACTCAAAGATGAAAATTGAAGTTTATGATGTTTCAAGTTGCTCGTGTAATTAAATACTATTATATTTGAACTATTAAAAATTAAAAATTAAAAATTATGTCACAAATTACTTGTACTTGTGATGACCCAAGTTTCGGACACGTTGGTAGACCGAATTGCGTTATTACTCAAAAGGCTTTAGCCTTTCCAATGTTTTCTCCTCGTAATAGAGCGAATGGAAACAGAAATTTTTTACCTGCAAATACTGCTGGTATTGCTTTGTTTAATGCTGAATACGGAACAAGCTTCACAACTTTAAAAGAATGTGTTGATTACCGTCTTGATGCTTCAACTCCTGCCTTGGATGCTTTATATCCAGGATTAAGAGTTGAAAATGCAACTTTTGCAAGAACAGATACACAATATGAAGAAGCACCAAGTGGTCGTAAGATTAAACTTGATGGTGTTGGAGGTATTAGAACTTGGGCTTTTGAGCTTTGGGGAGATGATGCTGCCTTTGGTGTTGCAAGAGCTTATACTAAGTTTGGTTGTAGTTCTTTAGATGTTTACTATGTAGATGTTACTGGTAACAACTGGGGTATCCAAGATGTTGAAGGAGATGGAAAAATTAGAGGATATGAAATGTCAACAGAAACATTTGATTCTTTCATTGATTATGCTACTGATACAACTTCTCAAAAAATAATGATGTCTTTTGATTTAGATGCTTATGAGTGTGAGCAAAACGCTTGGGCTATTACTTCTGAAGAGTACGGTTCTAAATTTTCTGCAATAAGACCTTTAATACAAGGAATATCTGCTGCATCTTCTACTAATGATACAACTACTGTTGTTGAAGTGAGTGC